CTCTGCCGCAATGCGCGTCCGGAGTTCTCCAAGTTCTTTCCGAGGATCCAGACTCTGTCTCTTCGATGGGGAGCTTCGACACTGCAAGCTGGAATAACAAACGATTGCGTGGCGTAACCTTGGGCTTCCAAGTCAAGACACACATCATCGAGTGCCACATTGACGAAGCCACCAACGTTTTCGACAATGACCCAAGTGGGTTGTTTGTGTTTAACAATTTCATACATGTACGGCCAGAGGTGTCTGTCGTCTTCCTTGCCTTTTTTCTTGCCTGCAACGCTGAACGGCTGACAGGGGATGCCTCCACAGATGAGGTCAAATTCTTGAATAATTCTTTCTGGTTCATTGCCTAACTCCTTTAAGTCATTGTAGATTGGCACACCAGGCCAATGCTTGTTTAATACCTTACAACAGAACTCATCAAACTCACAAAACGCTACCGTCTCAAAGCCACCTGTTGCCTCCAATCCAAGACTGAATCCACCAATCCCGGAACATAAATCTAAAATCTTTATCACGCCTCCCCCCTTCTCTTAAACCAAACTCTGATGCAATACTTTCTAATGATTGCCACTATCGTCAAGACACCTGCTTGGGCCAGTGATATCAAGAAGCTGTTGTGTGTGACCATCAAGCACAGAAACAAGACCAACCAAACCAAAGGTAGATTGATAAGCGTGCCAGTAAATGTATCGACCATGGCCTCGCGCAATGCTTTCTTGTCTAGGTTAATCATGGCAAAAACATGTCATCTGTTCATCGAACAGATCTTGCTCCTTGTATTCTGAATGTTGTTTACTAATATCTAGCAAGTCAATGTAAGTGGGGCCATCCTTTCTAAAGGTAGCACCAGCTTGATCGCCAAACTTCTGTTCTTGTTTGATCCACCAATCTGCCATCTCTGGTCTTTCTTGCAGTAGCTTAACCTTTGTGTCCTTGCCTTTAAGAAAGCAGAGGTCACAGTTGCCAGCCAAAGTTTTACCGCCAAAGTTTGTTAAATTCAAATCAAAGTTTTGCTGCTCCCAAAAATCTGTCACATCTTTGACTGTATGTTTGGCATCATTCATGGGGGTTATATTTGTCCATGCTTCATATTGCTTGAGTGCACTTGCCACTCTTCTTGGTTCGTCATAGCGTAAGCCAATAACGTTGTACCAATTCTTATGACCTCGTAACTTACGCATGAACCTTGACATAACTTTTATTTTTAGTTCGCTTGTACAAAATCTAGTAACAGGATTGGGTAGGTATTGTCTGCGATCCAACAAAGCTTCAAAGGGTTCACCATTTCTGCTTGCTGTTTCATAGGTGACTTCTTTGGTGCGATAGACTGGACGCTCTTCACCAAAGTACAACTCCAACCAATGTATCTTCACGCCCCACTTCTGTCCTATCTCATGCACAAAGTCGAGTGTCTCCGGGGCTTCCTTGCCTGTGTTAGCAAAGGTAACGTATATATCTTCAGGCAGTGTGCCACCATATGCTTGGATAATATTCCACAACATGAAGCCTGATGTTCTACCGCCACTGAAACTAATCAGAGCTGGCCCTTCTATCTTGTAAGGATTATTCATCCCAAGGCCTCTTCATTTCATTGCCCTCTAAGTAATACCAAGTGTTCTTACCTGGGACATTGTGATTCTTAACTCTATCTCCTAAATACTTTTGCACATGTGAGACTGCATACCTTGCTGCTCTCTCTCCTGATGCTAGGTCAGACTCTTTCAAAGCTTTACGAGCAAGGAGTTCGAGATCTTGTCGTGTGTAAAACTTGTGCTTATCCATCGCTGATGCCACAACTCTTGCTATCTCTACTTCGTCTGGAGAATCTTGTGCATCAACCACCCTAAAGAATCCTCTGTCGTAATCAAAGTAAGCGAGATGTTGTTCTGGTTCTTTGGCATTCCTTGCTTCATAGAAAACATTCATGTTGGGTTTCTTGCCTGACAGCTTGACACCTGAATCCATCCAACCAGCAAAGGCACTACCACCACGCGCTGACATGAACGACAAGTCATCTGCTCTTTCTTTACCAGTGTGATGAGCGATAATAAAAGCTACGCCAAAGAGTTCTATGAGTCTGTCTACCCTTGAGAGCATTGCATGTATCTCTGAGTTAGAGTTCTCCTCACCATCAAAGAAGTTAATGATAGGGTCAATCATTACTATGTCTGGTTTGTGATAATCAATACTTGTTGCTATCTCATCTATGTCTTTGTCTCGCATGAGGTTCTTGCGTAGCCTACCTGAAGCAATCAGATTGGACTTGCCTATCTCTAGCATCTCTTTGTCATGGACGAATGGCTGATAATACATATCAATTCTTTTCTTCAAGAACTCATGGATGATCTCTGCCTGTAGCCACATAACTTTGAGTGGCCTACTAAACTGTTGATTCATAAACTCCGTGCCTGTGGTGGCCGCTGCTGCGAATGCACCTAGCCAGTGCGATTTACCTATCTTGGGTTTACCCAAGAGCAAGACTCTTGATTGTTGAAAGACAAATGCATCGCCCCAAAACTGTTCGATGCGTGATGAGTCCATGCCATCCCAAAAGGGATCTGCGAATGTCTTGAGTCCGAGTGGGTCTCTGTCTGGTCCCTCTTCATTCTTTTGCTGTTCGATGGGATCTTCTTGGTCCATGATCTCTTTGAGTTCGTCTGTCAGTTGTATCTGCCACTGACTTGTATTCCATTCTAAGATCCCTGTGCTCTCTGCTGGGTTTCTTCTTAGATGTCCAGCACATATGCTGTTTACTGTCTGCAATACTTCTTGCACACTCATGGGTGGGTTGTTGGTTTGATTCCAATCGAGTGCTTTAATAATAACTTCGCGTCTGCCCCATCCTTCTAGAATCCATTTGCCAACAAGCCTTGCCAAGGTATCGTTACGCATACCAGTATCGACACCATCTATTGTAAGCAAGCCATTGTCTTGCGTTCCAGTCTTGCCTGTATCGTTGAAGTCATATATTACTTTCATGTCTTGACTGCTGAGACATGGGAGTTCATCCATGTCATCCACGCTCATGCTGTCTACAGTTTCAAACATGTATTGGTTGGAAGGCGATATCATGACATAGCCACCCTCTCCTCTGATGTCTAGTCTGCCTGTGGTGTTTCTTACTTTGAGGTTTGGATTAATAGCATAGAAGTAATGATAGCCACCACGAGGTGTCTTTTGTTTCATGGTGGTTCTTGTTATCTGCCCTGACTCTACAAACTCACAGGCCTCTTGCGTATCTGCATCAAGCACCACAAAGTTAATGCCTGTGATAGCTGCCCAATTACAACCTGGAAATTGTAGATACCATTCTTTGATTTCTTTTAATGTGGGTTGTGTTTCTATGTAGTTGGACCACTTAACTCTTGGTGTCTTCGACCATCGCTTGATTAGTATGTTGTCTTCTTCGTATTGATGTCTGCGTTTAAAGTAATCTGGTATCGTGTCTGACCTAGAGCCACAGGGTATGAGATGAAAATGATTCTCGTAGAAAGAAATCAACATCTCTCTGCGCGAGTCGTTCATGATTTCTTCCCCCTTAATATTGAGGTTCAAGTCAATAGCCACTTATACCTTTTCGATAGATCCGTAAATGCTTTCCCAATCGAGAGCACGCCCGGTCATTTTAATAAGCTTCTTGGCCTGGTTGACTGAGGGTTGTCTATGACCCCAACGCCATGCACGGATAGTTGATACTGAGACTTTCAAATCTTTTGCTAAAGATTCTTCGCCTCGTTTTTCGATGTAATCTTTGAGTTGCATTTCTCTCCTAAAAAGACAATGATAATTGACACATTACAAATTGTAAAGATATTTGTTGACAAATGATTTTAGATCATTAATATAGATAGAGTATTTTTTTGGAGAAAAGTATGGATAAAGAAATTAACTATGAATCTTATGGCTTGAAAACTCTGCTCAAGCTAAAGAAGATTAATCTTGGTGAACAAGCAAAGCTGAAAGAAGAGTCTAAGAATTTAGACAATGCCATTGTTGAATGCCAAGAAATAAAATCAATAACACAAACACTTTCTAATACTGGTGGCTCTAAGAGGGTAGGACTTAACGGTGCTATACCTAAAGATCTGCGAGTGCAATTTAAAGTGACAAGAAAATGGGATCAAGAACAGCTGCTTGGTTTGTCTAAAGATATAACTGGCTTTCCTTTTAAGTCAGAGTTTGTTGAGGATGTTAGACAAAGCAAGAAGATGCAAGAAGCTGATCCTGAAACCTGGCAGAAGATCGAGTCTGCACTAACCACCAAGATTAATGAGAGACCTTACATATCTTTTATTGATCCATTACAAGGAGATAACGATGAGTAAGACAGGAGATTTTTTAATTGGCCTTGATGAAGATGCTGGTTATGTCATATCTGGATGCATGGACTTTGAAGAGTTTTGTAAAAAGATGAAAGACATTAACGGCATGTACCTACCAAGCATGTTGTCAAACATGTGGGAAGAACATGTGGCTTCCCAAGAACCATACAACGTAAACGAATGTGACAGGAGACCAAGGTGAGTCTATTGAATACTATTGAAACAGGAATCAAAGTCCCGGCACTAAAGATTAATGTAGCTGGAACAGACGGCATAGGTAAAACAACCTTTGCATCTAACGCACCCAAACCCATATTTGTGAAGACAGAAGATGGCACTAACTTTGTTGATGCTCCATCCTTTCCTCTATGCGAAAGCTACGATGACATTGTCAAACAATTACAAACGCTTTACGAAGAAGAACACGATTACAAAACCTTGGTATTTGATACCACTGACTGGGCTGAGAAGCTTGTGCAAAAAAAGGTTTGTGATATTCACTCAATAAAATCTATTGAGGCATTAGGTTTCGGAAAAGGTTATGCAGAGTCAGCAGAACTCTATAACCGTATTCTAAAAATGTTTGATCTGCTACAAAAGAAAAAGATGCACGTCATCCTTCTCTCCCATGTAGCTATCAGAACTTTCAATGATCCAGAGCGTGAGCCCTATGATCGTTGGGAAATGAGTTTACACAAGAAAGTATCTTCACAGATAAAGGAATGGGTAGACTTTAACCTGTTCGCCAACTACGAGGTATCAACTCGTACTAGCGGCCAAGGTTTTAAGGAAACAACTAGGGGTGTGTCTTATGGCAAACGTAAGTTGTTTCATAAATTTAGTGCAGCTTTTGATGCAAAGAGTCGAGTTGACTTAGGCAACATGCCTTTGGATCTTGATTGGAATGCATTCTTATCTGCGTTTAAGCAATCTCTCAAACAATTAAAGGAGAAATAAATGACGGATGATATATTTAATCTGAACCTGACCGATGTCGAAGACGACAGTGGTCCTATTGAACCCTTCCCGGCTGGTGACTATGAAGTTGTTGGCACTACATGGGAAGCCAAGAAATCAAGTAGAACAAATCATAAAATGATTAGTGTTACTTATGAAATTGTCGGACCTAAGTACCAAGGCAGAAAAGTTTGGGAAAACTATATGCTTGAAGGCAATGGTCTCAATGTATCCAAAGGCAAATTGCGTAACTGGAGAAAGGCCATGGGCATGGAACCAGATGTAGAAGCTTTTGGTATTGAGCAGCTCGAGGAAATGATGAACGTTACTTTTCTTGCAACCATGCGTGTCGAAGAAGGCCAAGCCAAAGACGATGGCACTAAGTGGGCTGACAAAAATGTTATAGCAAAATTTATCCCTGGCAATGGCAAGCCAGTTGAAACGCCTAAAGCTAGCGCAGAACAGTCTGATTCATCTAGCGGTGAAGACGACTTTGATTGGGACAAGTGATGAGTAATCCTGTCCCTACATTTGACGGTTACAATGCCATAGTTAATCGTCTGTCAGGTGACATCAAGAGTGAAATAAAAGCTCTTGGTGTCCATGACACCATCAAAGAAGGTCTGTCAAAAATAGTTGATAGGCTTGGAGATAATCTTAAAACTGAAATAGAAGAAATTATTTCCGGGAGAGAAGATAGGGCTTAGAATCTCCGTCATAACCTTGAGGTGTGGTTAGGCCCTAAAACACCTCACTATTTTTTTGGAGAAAAATATGAATATAAATAAACGAGAAGCTAATGCTTTGATATGTGCAATGACAGATCTTGTTAACTGTGTAGATACAACCCTTAATAATCTACCGCCTAAACTAGGTAAGTCTATGCATAATGCTAAACTAACACTACTAAATGTGGATGTAAAAAATGAAAAAGAACAACACGACAGAAGACTTGCTCGATAAAGATACTTGCGACAGAGTCGTTGAAGACATGGAGATATGTCTAGATGATTGGTCTAGACTAGATCTAGATACCAAAGCAGCAGTTGTAACCTTGGCTAGGTTTGCTATCTTAACTGCGTTTAAGTTTTCGCATAACCCAGATGATGCAGTCAAACTAATATCGTCAATTGTTTACGACAACTTTGTTAAGGATCCATCTAACATAGATGAGTTCTTATCAGAAGAAAAAGCAGACAAAACGATTCACTAAATTGAAGCTTAGATACTACCAACGCAATGCTATTGATGCATTGCACAATTGGTTTGCCACCAGGCCAGTAGAAGAACATGCTCTTATAGCTTTACCTACGGCCGCCGGGAAAACAATTATCTTTTCTCACTTTATAAAAGAGGTGCTAGCAAAGAATCCTGATGCCAGGTTCTTGGTTATGGCACACAGAAAAGAACTTGTATCTCAAGCTGAAACAAAGCTAAAGACTGTGTGGCCCAATGCACCAACAGGTGTGTTAGCTGCTGGTATGAAACGCTTTCAACATAATGCACAGATACTTATAGCCAGTCGCGATACGCTTGCCTCTCCTAAACGCTTAGAGAAAGTAGGTAAGTTTGACTACATGATTATAGACGAGGCTCACAACGTGCCTCCTAATTCGTTCACCAGATACAAAAAGATTATTGATACTCTGTCAGCTCGTCAGCCTATGAAGGTTATGGGTTGCACTGCCACGCCCTATCGCATGGGCCAGGGTTACATCTATGGGGATCGTAAAGATCATTTCTTTAAAGACATAGCTTACAGTGCATCTATCCCGGAGCTGATTGAAGCAGGTTACTTATCGAGGTTGTCTGCTTTTGCAGTTAACGATGATGCAATCATTGATGCTAGCAAGGTTAGTTTAAAGTTTAAGAATGGAGACTTCCGGGAAAAAGAACTAGAAGACATAGCCATGGTAGATGAAACCATCATTGAGGTTATTAACGACTGGATAGATAACGCTTACACCAAAGGCAGAACAGCTTCTGTTTTCTTTTGCGTGTCAGTGCTACATGCAACCAAGATGACTCAATACTTACAGCAATACAACATCAAGGCTGAACTCATTACAGGTGAGACACCTAACGATAAGCGAGACCAGATACTGCAAGACTTTGAAGATGGCAAGATCCATGCGCTGTGCAACGTTGGTGTGCTGACTGAAGGTTGGGACGCTCCAAGAACAGATTGCATAGCTTTACTAAGGCCAACACAAAGCATCGGCTTGTATGTGCAGATGTGTGGTCGAGGCATGAGGATTCACGATGACAAAGACAATTGTTTATTGCTTGACTATGGCGAGAACGTTGCTAGGCATGGCTGTCTAGATGAAGTAGAACCAGGTGATACATTGCCCGGACGATACAAGCCTAAGATTTGTGCAAGCTGTAATGCTATCAACTCGCCATCAGCTAAAGAATGTGTTGAATGTGGGCAGAAGTTTGAGGCCAACAAGACAAATGTTTTGTGGACCAAGAAAGAAAGAGAGGTAGCAAGGCGTACCAAGGCTGAGAAGCAAGCCGTTTTATCAGATGAGAGGAAAGCATCAGTTCCAAAAAGGAAGACCGTGACGGATGTCTACGCAGCTGTAACTAAATCTAAGAATGGTGCTGACTATTGTCAAGTTGTCTTTACAATTAAGGACGAGTTCTTTTCAAAGAAGATGCCTCTAATGTTTGGCCACCCTACTGCACATAACATGGCAGTGCGTAAATGGAAGAAGATAACTCCTAAGTGGGGCTCGCCTACCCAACCTTGGATGGCCGCTGAGTTAATTAAAAATGGTGCGTTCGATTCTATCTCTGAGATTATTGTGCAAAAGCAAGGCAAGTATGAGAACGTTGTTGGTGTTAAAACAAAAGATGGATCTGAAATAAGTTTATGAAAGCAATTAATCACTTGCTCGATGATGTAGAGCTACAAAAAGAAAGAGGTCTTAGATTCTATTTAGGCATGAGTCAGATAGGCAATCCAAACCAAAGGCTATTGTGGTTGCGTTGGCGATGGCTGATGCCAGATGATTGGGAGCCAAGAGTGTTGCGTCTGTTAGACCTTGGCAATGTGGTTGAAGAAGATCTAATCAAGAAGCTAAGAAAGATACCGGGGGCTAGCATATTTGATTTAGAGCCTAGTGGTAAACAGCTTCAAGTCAAAACTTTAGGCGGCCATCTCAAAGGCCACTTAGATGGCATAGCGAAGAAGCTACCAGGTTTAGATCCAAAGAATGCATATCTACTAGAGTTCAAGACTGCAAACGATAACAGGTTTAAGAAGCTACAAAGCTTGGGTAGTTATTGCGACTGGTCAGAGGAGTACGCTGCTCAAATACATATGTACATGGGTCTTGCTAAACTCAAGCACTGCATTGCCATTGTTTATAATAAAAATAACTCAGACTTATATACTGAAATTATTGAGTATGATAAAGACTCGTTTGATTTGTTGATCGATAAAGCTACAAACATATTGTCTTCAGACAGGCCGCCAGACAATTACATACCTGAGACAGATTACAGAATTAAAAACTACATGACACCAAAACAAAGAGGTGCATACTTGGGTAGGACATTGCCACCTAAGATACATTGCAGATCTTGTAGGTTTGCTGAAGTAAACTTAGATGGATCAGATGGCACTTGGCATTGCAATAAACATGGCAGAGATATATCCAACGACAGACAGCTTAAAGGTTGCAAGAATCATAACTACATACCAGGACTCATACCAGCACACTGCATAGAAAAGGACGACAGCATAGTAATTTACGAGAAAGATGAGATGCGATTTGTTAATGTCCCGGAGGGCAAACACTCTAAGGAAGATAACTTTTATTCTAGCAAAGAGCTGATAGAGGTTATCAACAGTGGCTTTCCGAAAGAAGCTTTAGAGCAATACAATAAAATAAAACATTTGTTTGATGGCACGATACAAAAGATTAGGCCATGGGTAGACACTGGGGTTCCGTTCTAGTGAAGATTAAATTATCTTTGGATGTTTACTACTCAAAGAAAAAAAAGTTTATCCTAAATCTAAACAACTATCGCAATGCTCATTACAGAGTTTTATCTATAGCAAAGAAGACATACTCAGATGATCTCTTACCAGAGATACAAGACTTACCTAAGTTTACAGAGCCAGTTAGATTGACATACACCTACTACGCTAGAAGTAACAGGCGACTTGACATAAGCAATCCATGTTCGGTCATAGATAAGTTTGCTTGTGACGCTTTGGTAAAGGCACAGATCATACAAGACGATGACTTCAAACAAATAAAAGAAGTGGTTTATAGGTTTGGTGGAGTGGACAAAGACGATCCAAGATGTGAGCTAGTGGTTGATATATTCTAGGGTGTGCCTGTTAATATTTTTTGCTCTTCTTCTTCTCTTAAAACTTGAGATGCTCTTTGAGCTCTAACGTCTGGTGTTAAGTATTGGCCAGTTAAGCCTTGAGTTAACTCCTGTTTAGATAAGTCAAACATTCCTTTGCTAATAGGTTGAGGAACTCCTATGTTACCAACTCTTGAAGCTTCTACTAAATCTCTACTAACATCTATTGGTCTAAAGATTCCTCTCATAACATCTTTATAGTTAGCAACTTTAGAATCTTTTAATTCTTTTTCTATTTGTTGTTCT